CTATGCTGTCACTTTTACCACCTCATGGGTAAACACCTCCTGATGTGTCTGATCCTGCAACCTCGGGTATTCTCGCGGCCTCACTGTAATATTCGGCATTAGATGAATCCAGAGACTGTCAGAAAGTGACTGCTCTAGGACAGATTCAACTCGTTGCCATGGAGGCTGGATCTTAGACATATTTCTTATGATGATCCAGTTGAATCCGGAAAGACTATCAAAGGCTATCGACTCGTTGTGGAGATCGCAGATTACGAACCTTGTTGGACCCTCAATCTTTTTGAAGATTCCAGGAAATTGTCTTGCCTTCTCCTGGGAGTCGACTATGCATCCCACGCATGCGTTAGCTGGCCAATCACTTAGCTTAAACTTCTCTGGCAGGTCGGTGTGGACCATGAAGATCCATTGAGGCGACTCACGAATAACGCGGAGAATCTCCACTGTTTCATCATCGTGGAAACCATCTCCGAAGATGTCCGCGTCTATCCAGACAACTCTATCTTTTACCTCGCAGCCGTTTGCTGGTGACTGCGTATTCTTTGGAGCGTCCAAGTTTCGCGGATTCCATGACCACGCTGCAAACTCTATATCAGAGCCCGCTTGTTCAAAGTACCCCGATTCAGACGCGTTCCTCTTTCGGATCGCTGCCTCGGCTTGGATGAGATTCTTGGCTCCATTCTGGATCACGTTGATGAGATGCTTCTTTTCCTGCACGGGCTTTCCTGCGAGCTTCTTCACGTCGCCTTTGTTGAGTTTTATCTCCTCTCTGAGTATCCCTGCGACGAAATCCGGTTCAGCATCATCCCTCAGGCTGTCTATAGCAGCGGCATATTCTGCGTCGCGGCGGACAGTACGTGGACTCACCTTCAATTCTTCTGCGATCTGCTCAGACGTCTTAAGGTGGTCACTCTGTCCACCTTTCTCAGGTCTATGTGCAGCCTTCTTCTCAATGTTGTATCGCAGACCTCTCAGGTAGGATTTCTGAGACTCGGTCAGGCTTCTCCTGCCCATTTGCCGGTTGATAATCCAGATCTCGGCATCCTCTCTGGTCTCCAATTTGATAGATCGCGTCTCGAAGTCGATACCAAGGTCGGAGCAGATACGGTACCGGTTATGGCCATCGAGAATTATATCGTGTCCATCCCATATAATTAGGGGGTCGGTGCAGCCGTATTCTATTATGTTCCGCTCAAGTTGCTTGAATTCCTCCTGAGATAGAGGCGGGATCATGCCCCTGAACCCGTCATCTACCTTCAGCTTCGGTCTCTCCTGGAAACTTTCTCGGACAAGTGTGTCCGGAGTCCCTGGGGTTATTGTAGTTACGACCTCCATCTAAACCGCCTCCGATACCATCTCGCCATCATAGTGAACCTGAGCGGTCTGCCCAATATCGCTGTGAGGCTCTTGCAGGACTCTTATAAGGTATTCTTTCCCCACACCCACAATATCTGTGCGAAGTAGTGATATCCTGCTGCCTAAATACGGAGATAATTTCTCCTTTACCTCCACGGGGCAAATGACTATATGCGTTGGGGTCTCTACATAGAGTGCTCCAAGCCGTTCTTCGAGCCTGATGAGCCTCCCAACGACCTCCTGCCATGGCACCAGCATTGTTATGTCACGCATAGCACCTTAGATATGGGTTCTAGTATTTAACGATTATCACTTCCCAAATATATGGGATAACTCGGGAAAATAAGGGAAAATAAGGGAAAATTTGGGATAAATATCGAGGGGAATAGAATGACCAAAGAAGTCAAACCCAACGAAGTAGAAGCCAAAGAAGTAGAAATCATTGGTCTTAATGACTATGCGATTATAAAATCCTTCGAATGCCTTGGAGATGATAAGCAAAAGAGAGAACATATTTTGGAGAAAGCGATAGAGCTAACTTCGAAACAAATAACTGAAAAAAATAAAAATGCAATGGCAAAGGTGTTGAAAAATTTAGTTAAACATAAATATATAAAACGTGTATCACATGGTATATATAAACTAAATCCCGCATTTAAATTCGTACCTAGAGGTCTTGCACTGACCATAGAAAAAGACTGCAGCGAATCAGTTTTAGATCAAAAGCCAGAATCCGAAAATACAGAAATACTAGTTGATCAGAAGCCGCAATTCAGATCTTCTGAGATCCCTCCAGAGCGTCGCGTGGCCCACACGGCAGATTTAAAAGCCGCAATAAAGTGGTGGAGAGATTATTTCCCAAAGCCGCCTGGTTCCAGATACAGTTCTAATTTCTTTGCAACAGTAGAGCATTGTGAAAAGCATTCATTATATCCCGATTTGTCCAATCATCTGCCACAGAGCGGATTTGATGTTTGTAGAAGATGGGATCAGTACAAGAATGAAGTGAAAGAGCTGGATAACGCCAAGAAGGATCTGCTATCTGCCTTAGAGAAAGCCGTTTCAGATATATTTGCTGATTTGCAGTTGAATTTCGTTGAATATTATGATATGTCTGAATCTTTTGATTCTTATCCATCTAGATTGAACGATTTTGATAGCAGTCTTCCAAGTTTAGTATTTGATCATTTACTTTTTTGTTTAGATATTGATATTGATAGGTTGAATTCTGCGGAGACAGAGAAGAAATATATGGAGATTCTGAGTGATGAAATGGAAGGCTACAACATTTGGTATAGGAGAGAAGAGCGGATTAAGATTCTCCCTATTTTAGAAGATGGTGATTCGGCTATATGGGGTGAAGATGGATATATTGAACTAATTAGAGTGCCCAAAGGTCATTCTAGCTCTTTAATTCAGGGGAAAGAGAATGCCCTATCTCTTTTATTGGATGGGCCGGATGCAACTATCAATAATAAAGCTAAATATATAATTGACAAAACTCAATTTCTGGAGAAGGAAAGATATGATTTAATCCAAGAACTAGACAGGTCGCTCTATAGCAAGTGCTTCTCGGGAGACTGCAAATATCTTGGTGCCTGATTCGAGAATAAGGGCAGTACATCCGCTGTGGATAATCCCACTCATGTCTAAAAGGTGCGGCTTGAGGCTGAGCTTGTTGGATGGAGACATAGAGGAGTATAAGATCTATATTCCCAGTTGCGGCATAGATTCGTCGTAGCTCAGGCGAAGCTCCTTCTTATCGATGTGGTCATAGATGTCGATCGCTTCCTTCTTTACATCGCCCCTTAATTCCTGGATGAACTCTCGCGGCATCCCACCTTTGCGGAGTTCGGTGGTGAACCAGTGGCGACAGTTGTGTGGCGAGAAGTGATCCTCCATCCGATCTGAGTTCGGGTTGTGGAGACCTGCCCTCTCCGCAGCTTTAGTAACAGCGGTGTAGACGCCATTGCGGTTTAATCGCTCGCCTGTGGTCCCAATGAAAAGGGCGTTTGAATCGCCTTTGTTACGAGATTCTCTTACACGGAGCCATCTCTTGAGGATGAAAGCCGTCTCGGCATCGAATAGTACGATCCTATTAGTCCTCTTTGGCGTGGGTTTGAGTCTAATTGTCAGCTCAATCCAGTCGATGTCGCCGACGTCAAGGGTTATCAGCTCTCTCCGCCTTATCCCTGTCTTCGCAAGCAGAGCGATGATCGCTTTGTCCCTAGGGTCCATGGTAGAGTTAATGAGATGGGCCATTTCATCTTTGGAGATAAGCTTCCGCATCTGGCCCTCGTCATTGTCCTTGTATCGTCTCAAGTACCTCTTCCTCACCGAGTTGACTGGATTCTTTTCTACGTGCTCTTCGTACTCTAGGAAATCATAGAAACCTGATATCCCGGTGAAGTAGTTCTCTATGGTCTTTTGGTGAACGCTTCGTACATTTCGGAGGTATTCCAGGAACTTCCTAATTGTGTTCTTATCGGCACCCAGAAGGTTCATCCCGTTATCCTCAAGGTACTTGACGTATATCCTGATCGATGAGATGTACCTTCGGGTCGATTCTGGTGAAAGTCCCCTGATCTCGCAGTCTTCCCGGTATTGATCTATAAACTCATTATGGATGAGTGAGTCAAGTTCTGATGAACTCCTATCAGATGCTCTGTCTGGTCCTTGCATTATCCCACCCACCTCCATCCTCGCGGTGAGGACGCAATCAGCCCGTAGGATTCCAGATTTTCAAGCTCCGATGAAATGGCCTTCACCAGATCAGCTTCCCTAGGATCGATGCCAAGCTCTTCAAGTAGCCTGTAATTATCAACGAGATTGCCTCGCTTCAGTATTTCGATGAGTTTCTGGCTGTATTCTCTTGTACCTTTGAAGTCGTCGTCCAAGAAGGTAGCACAGCGGTATTTCTTTAGCTCGTTCTCATACTTTTCCAGAACTATACTCTTTAGCTTTAGCTGCTCCTTGAGATCTCTGATCTCCTCTTTCATAGATCCCAGTTGTTTGACAAGCTCAGCACGAGGCTTAATATCTGACTCTTCAGCAAGAGCGTTCTCAACGACCTCTATGACGAACTTAGAAAGGGGTAGCCCAGCCTCTGATGCAAGGTTATCCCAACGCTTCTTGTCCTCGGCAGAAGGGAGGTAGACGTACACGTAACGAGACTTATCAGGCTTAACCAAGACACCCACCAAGAATATAATTGGGCATCTAGCTATTTAAGCTTTACCAGTAATTAGGTGCGGGGGAAGGGATTCGAACCCTTGAACTCCTGCGAGAATAGATCTTGAGTCTATCACCGTTGACCTGGCTTGGTTACCCCCGCACTAATCGAAGTGGGTCACGCCATTACCGGTAGAGTATGCCATCCTCACGATGATAGATTGTATCTATTTCGTGGGTGAGCGATCGCATGAGTAAGTTAAAGATTGATTGGCATACTGAACCGTCGCGCGAACACCGCAACGACATCGTACTGAAGACTTATAAGCGTTTCCTATCTAATCTCGGACTTCGCGATGAAACTATCAAACTTTATTCTGGAAGATTAAACAAGTATCTCGATTTTGTGCAATCAATTGAACCATCCACCGCAAAAGCCGATGAATACCGAGAATACCTCATTGATCAATCTCTATCAGAATCGCACATAAACAATACATGCTTTGCTATAAAAAAGTATTATGAAATGAAAGATATAAAATGGTCATTTATCAAATTGAAGCCATTTGACGGCGTTCCTTATTACTTTGATGAAGACGACGTTCTAAAAATCTTCTCTGTCTGCACCAATATCAAACACCTGGCAATGCTCCAAACTCTATTCTATGGAACTCTCAGATCGTCGGAGCTTTGCCGGTTGGAAGATAAAGACGTAGATCTGGAAAAGAAAATGCTGAGATTGCGGAAAACGAAGAGCGGAAGAGACGACATAGCATTTATAAGCGAAGATTGCGCGGAAACGTTGAGGATCTACTTAAATATAAGACCACAAATAATAATTGGTGGTAAGATCCCGCTATTCTATACGGATAATGGCAACTGTTGGGAAAAAGGGGATGTTTATAGGATGTTTTTATACTACAAAGACAAAGCGAAGATAACCAAACCCGGTGCCGTTCATGTTTTTAGCCGACATACTCCAGCAACGCTATTAGTTAGAAATGGTTGCGATATCCGGATTATAAAAGAAATATTGCGGCACAACGACGTGAGAACAACGCTAAAATATGCACATCTAGCAGACCACACGAAAAGAGAAAGATATGATGAGTATTTGAAATTGTAGGTTTGGGGGAAATATAGTTTAAAAAAAAGATAATTATTATATTCTTTTATGGATATAATCAGTTGGTTGATATCTCTTGAAAATCCTTTCGAACATTTCCTAAATATGTTAAATAAAATATGATATACATAATTGCATCAGATACGAAACTATGAAAATCGGAGTTCCAATTTTTCTCAATATAGATACCAAAATCGGATTTCTTTATGTTACTTGCCGGAAAGGATACGGCGCAGTACTCCACAGTATTTTCTATTCCATCCTTAACAATGATTCTTTTATATGGTTCAAAGATCACAAAATTATGGGGATATGGCTTGCCAGTTTTCACATTTTTTGTTAAGTATCCTTCTAAAAGATCCTTGCCCGGTATATCTATTTTTTTTGGCAGTTTGGTGATATCTACAAGAAATCGTTCATTTCCGTTGTGGTTGTATAATTGTACTTTTATATCCATTAGACCCCAATTCGTATCCGTTTGAATTATATGGCACCCATTCAATATTTCGTGCGGCAAATATGTATCTTTGTCTTCAATTTTAACACAATCCGGAAATGCTTCTTCGATCATTTTGTAGAAATCATCCATTTTTATACCTCCATCAAGAACATCGTATCATTATTTTCCTATAAATATCATCACCTATAAATCGGTTTCGGTTAACTAATCAAATAATATAATAGATTGTTATATATATTTTTTCAAAATTCTTTCTACGGAAGCCAGCTTATTTTCGCATACTTCATCATAAATGGGTTCCAACTTCTCCATCGCTTCCTGTTCTAACTCATCCCGCTCTTTATTGAATTTGGTATAATGAATTTGGCGACTTTTATATTTGTCCAAATCTTTTCTTCCAGTATTCAGAAGATCACCTTCCGGTACATCTCGTTGCCGTCTAAATCAGATCGTGGTTTTATCTTTAACGGCGTGTGTTCTACGTCGTTATACTTCACCGTGTCATCTGTCGTTATTTCTTCTTTACAAATCATAACAGCATCCGACAAAGTAGCCGCCCCTAAATCCGACCAGTAAAAAACCTCTACATCATCCCATCTACAAGCGAAATCATTCCATGATGCAGCTCCAGTTAATAGAGTTCCGCCAGTATCGGTATATTCGCAAAGTATATGGGTGTCAGTAAATCCCGACGTTGTTATCGAGACTAGAGGGACGCTAGCATCAAAAGCGTATGCTGTTAGTTTCCATCTAGCAGATGTATAAGTCAAATCCTCAGTTATAACACCGCCGCTAGTTGAATCACCTGTTATGCTCACCGTTCCAGTTACATCTGTTCCCGAGACTGTGACTTTAACTTTGTAGTTGCTGGAAGGTGGACCCGCCAATGGAGTTAACGGGCCATCGCCAGTAACGTCGCCCTCCCATATTGTAGCTGATCCGGGAACTTCTTTGTAAGCCGTGTGAGGGAGATAATCATCTATAATATCGGTCATCTTATCGCCACCGAGCCACCGATCCATTTTTTAACGAGATGGTAAGCTTCCCAACTAATTAATCCGGTGTCTTTTATTGAGCCGTTAGAATTATATTTTTCTTTGAGTTCGCTTGATAGCCAAAACTCCGATAACCCATTTTTCTGCATTCTCCGCCGTTGGCTGTCTCCAGTTCTTAGAATTTCTAAAGCTTCTTCACAAACTGCATCAATTATGAATTGTGGAACTACGGCATCCTCTGCGGTGTCATCATAAACGGCGATCTTCCAAGCGTTCTTAACTCTTACATAACGCGGCCATTGTAGGTCTTGATCTTCATCATATTTTCGCCCTTTCCATCTGATAGATTCGATCTTCTGTTGTGCCATATTGAGAGCTGCGGCTTTATCATTGGCACTTGCATCAGTCCACGCCGTAGCATAAAGATGAAGAGTCACACCGAAATATGTCGTCGCATCACCGACACTAATATAATCTGTCATATATATTTCACCTCCAATAAATTAAATAGTAGGTGTAAAAAACCACCTACGAGAAGTTAATTGTAATGGTTAATACTTTTAAAATGATGGCTAATCCGACCATGAATGCTAATATCAGCCTCCAGTCGACTCCCATTTTATGCGCCCCCGTTTCAGGGTACGGAATACGCATCTATGGTTCCAGCTATAGTAGAACCGGCAATATCGATATGGATAGTGCCATCTGATTGCAGATATCTGGCGGTTTCAATCGGACCGATACAAACTCTCTCAGCTCCGCCAGCAGCTTCAAAAGTTAGATCGCCGAGTCCCGCTCTAAATGCTGGGTGAGCAGTACCGGCAATAATTTTTATAGTGTCGGCGGCTGTTGCGGCGGAAAGTTCAAAAGAAATAATCATCTTTTCGAAGTTAGACGCGGCGGCTATAACGTGATCATTATCTTTATCAATGGCATCAGCCGTTTCATGGTTTGCGAAAGCACCATTTAATTCATTTACAGTAATTGCAGAACGTGTCATTATTAATATCCTCCTAATATTATAATATTATATCTATGATGTTTGTCTTGCAGTCAGTACAGCTAGAGATGAAGGTCTAACAACTTTAGCGCCGTATACGTGACGACCTCTCACAGCATCCGCAAAGAATTTATCTGGTCTGTAACCTTCGACTTCATTAACTGAATCGGCGAAGGTAATAGTTCCCGGATACCCGGCCATGATCTTGTAGTTAGTCTTTGGTCCAGTTCCAACTTTAGTTTGCACATTGTTGGAGAGGAGAACATCAAACCCGTAGAGTCGCCCGCACCATCCATTTCTGAGACCATCAGTTGAACCACTGAGAGAAGCGCCGCTGATCGCCTCCAGTTTGATTAGCCCGTTTAAATACCACGGTGGAATAACTACCCAGCGTCCTTCTAATGGGGTGTTGGATTCATCGAGTTTTTGTTTGAGATCTGCGATATAATCGAGATATGTAGATCCAGCAGAGGAGTTATCAGGAACTTTTGCAGATGCGTCAGTTCCAACAGCGTTGCCGGTGTCTGCTTGATCATAGAGTGCGGCAATAATCTGATCGGCGGCATCAGCGAGTTGATAACCAGCATCCGAGGTTGCGGCTTTCATAAGTTCAACGTTGGCTTGCGCTTTGTCCGCGTCGTCAACCATAAAGTTGAAATATTTATCGTTGGACATAACAAGCGTGGTTGATGCGTCGTCGAGAGTTTCGGGATCAGAGAGCCCGGTTGCTGCATCATAGTTATCCACGGTGATGGGACTAAATGCAGTGATTCTTACAGTGTCTCCCTTCCCCTTAATTTCGCCCTCATAATTTCGGTTGATTACACCATTCTGTCCAAATACAAGATTTTTCCTAAGTGATTCGAGCACTTTCGCACTCCATACTTCACCAATAAAATTGTTTAATGCCATATAATATCCTCCTATTTCAAAGTTCCATCTTTCAGTTGTTTTTCAATCTGTGCCATATTCGCTATGCGTTGCTCTGGAGTCATCGCTTTAACTTCAGCGACAGTAAATAGAACCGGCCCATTATCGGCGGGGTTTGTATCTCTGCCTACTGATTTTTTAGCGTTGACTATTGATGCTAATTTCTCAGCATCAGCCGTAAGTTCTTCTTCGGTTTTGCCGTTCAATCTAGCCGCCAGCTCTTCCGGCAATTCTTTTGATGCAAGAATTTTCTTTTTCAAGCTGTCAAATTCAGCGTCCTGAATCTTCGCTTGTAAATCATCAAATTGTTGTTGAAGATCGGCGTATTTGTTCTTTTCACGGTCTAAACGTGCTTGAATTTTTGCGTTTAGTTCATCTTGCGTGAAAAGTTTTTCATCTTTACCGGCTGTATTGTCCTGGTTGCCGTCCCCAGCATCATTATTATTATTTTCAGTCATAGATATACCTACGTTTTAGGGCCAGTTCGCCCGATGTTTGTACCTCTTGTTCAATCGTTCTTTCACTTTTTCCAATTTTATTAGAAGTATCTTCGGAGAACGAAATAATTTCGTTTTCGGGTTTTGTTTGCGGTATCTTGGCTAAAAGAAACCACCGAAATGATTTCGCTGGTTTTATTTCGTCTGTGATATTTTTAGTGACAAAGTCACTATTGTTCTAAGTTCATTAATCCAAATTCTCTGGATTGTTCGCCGTCTATTGCCGCTAGTTCGGCTTCAATATCAGCTTCACTTGCGCCCTCATTCAATCGTTTTAGAGAGCTATGTTTTGAAGTGAGCCGATAGTTTACCCGCTGAGTTTCGATATCCACCAATTCTTTCATATCGACGGGGAGAGACGAACGCCAATCTATTGATATATTATCAAGTTTAGTTGCGCCAGATAACTTTGATGCAACTTCGATATCGGCGGCGGTTCTCAATACATCTTTTAATGGAGATTCCATTATAATTTTCAGCCGATTAACTTTTGCCAATGTTGGCATAAGTAGTCTTTTGAGTGCTGATCCACTTTCCGCCAATCCGGTTTTGAGATCCGAGAAACACGCGGCGGACGTTTCCGACATTATATATAATTGCGATAATACAATTTCGATCTGTTTAAATGAAGCTTCTAGTTTTGCATCCCAGACAAGATAATATGGTGCGGTTCCATCTTCGCCGATGGGGATGAATCGACCACCACCAATTTCAATATCACTTTCGCCGGTGTCTGGATCGATATTAATTGAAGCTTCAGAACCCACAATATTTGGATCACTAAATTTATCGAGAGTTCGGGATGTTCTTATAAGTCGGTTCTCTAGTTCTTTGATAAGTCCGTTGATATCTGTGAAGTCATCAGTTCCGACAACGCTTTCCGCACCAATATTAGTTAAGGGAATAACTAGGAAGTCATCGACGCCCGTCTTCTGAGAGTCGGGAACATCTTTATATCGTTCGATGGTGGATAATTCAACGGCATTAGATATTTTGCCGTCTTTCATCACGTACAGCCGATTTTCGATTGATCCCTTGCGGTGAATCTCAGCCGTTAAATAGTCGGTTCCATTTTCGGTAAATGTCCATGCGATAACGTGAGATTCAACCTCGGTTTTGTTATCTGGCGAGACTACGGGGAACCAAAGAGAGGGATTGATCAGTTCTATCTTTGCGCGTTCATCGAATCGGATCTTTAGAACTGCATTGCCATATTTCAGAATATTAATAACGGCGTTATATAAAAGTATGTCCATTTTATTATTGCCGGTTATTCTATCCATTGTAGGTTGATTATCGGCGGTGAAGTCTGGAGGAGAACCGACCACCAAATCAGCGAAGAGAGTACATAGCCGCTTATGCCAATTCGTGACGATATCTTTTTTACGGGTTTCATCTGCTAAGTTATGGCTGAAGACTAAATCGTGTTTCCCCTCGAAAAGTCGCTGGTTAGTTGTGTAGGTAGTCAGCCGGGATAGTTCCGATTCTGGCGGCCATTGATTGCCAATTTTAAATAAATTGCTAATGTTTGTTATCATATATTCACCTCAAAATACTTCATTGCCGATATATCGTAAACAATCGAGGAGATCGTCATTTTCTTTGACGGGTTTTTCATCGCCGCGTTCAGATGCTTTAGAATCCCAGACGTAACCGCCAATCTCTTCTATCAGCTGAGGGCATCTATTTTGGACTATAATTAGTTTGCCAGTTTGGAAAGCGTTGGCTATTTTTGCGAGCCCATCATTTACGGTATTGTTGGCGTTCTTTACTCTCTTGAAGTTGTCTGCGATTAGCTGATTCTTGAATGATTTTGCGGAAGGATCAACTAGGATTGACCGGGGATGTTTACCGCCAATAAACGCTTTAAGATCGCTTGAGAGCGTCGTATTTAGCTTATCAGACTCTTTGTATTCATCCGTGATGTAATAGGTGTCTCCGATTTTAATAGCCTTCAGAAACGCTGTGGGGTGAGTCTGGCCGTAGTCACAGCCGATATAGAGGGATTGCCATTTACCGTCCGGGATCTTATCGATACAATGAATACTTTTATTGAAGTTAGAATATATGGTGCCGTCTGCGAGAACCCATTTTCCTTCTATGTATCGTTCGTACCATAGCCCTGTATATTCTTTCTTGATATCAATAACGTATTGTTCTGAAAGATAGGGGTTATCTTCTAGGGTAAAATGCCAGCTCTTCATATTAAGATCGGCTTCTCTGTCCAAATATTGTTTTTTAAACCAATGAGATGGTGGACCGGGATTCATTGTTAGAAACGCTTTTGCATCCTCCTCACTCAGCCGACTCATCATCATTTTAAAGAATGATTCGGGCCATGTCGTGATCTCTTCTCCGAGGGCTCTAACTAGGGTTTCTCCCTGTATCTTCTGATAACTGGCATCATCATTAGCACCCTCTAACCAGACAGTTCGCCCGTAAATTTCGGCTTCTTTTTGAATCATTCTTAGTTTGAAATTTTCCGGGCCAATCCACATTCCCATATCGTTAAGCACATTTCTTTTCAAACTGTTGAGAGTTTTGCCAACTAAAAGAATGTTACCCGGTGGAGCGGTTATAATTTCATGAATCATTTTGATGGTTGCGCCTACTGATTTTCCAGAACGGATGGCACCGTGAGCAGCATTAATTCTGTAATTAGAATTTAAAATAAAATCACGTTGTTTATCTTTCGGCATTTGAAGAACCATTATCTTCCTCCATTGCTTTCATTAATGCCATAAATTCGCCGCCCTTCTCGTTTCCATCGCCAGAATCTTCTAATCTTCGCTTATCCATCAGTATTGCCAAAGATACCGACCAATCACGCATATCTTTCGCTTTAGTTATCTCTGGTAGCATTGCAACTAATTTATCTATTCCATCGGCAATTACTTTGATTCTATCCGGTCTATTGTAAAGCGATTTACATTTAGCCGCTTTTCTGGTTCGTTCCGTTGATATATCGTAACCTTCGGCGGCGGCAACGTTGGAGACTGTCGCACAACTCACGCCTACTTTTTCGCCGACTTCCCGCGTGGTTAATCCTTCTTTCAAATACCCGATAATCAAATCGTTACGTTCTTCTTTACTATCCATTGTAGTGCAAATGAGATCACCTCCTAAAAAATATAATCATTTATTGTATTTAATATAATTCATTGTTAGTATTATATTAGAGTTTTTAATTTAATCGCTAAGATTTAATTGTAGCAAACTCGAAAAAACATACACTATAAGAACAATATAAGTAATCAAAAAATCCGTCGCCGATCCCCCTACTTATCGAGTTTAGAACATTTTCATAATGATAGCTGAATAACTGAATCGATAACAAGCTATTCATTCAATCGCTGAATAGACGGATACCGGTTTTGTTTGCCGCCAATGACCACCAATATTTATTTAATTGTTTGCATGGAATTGTAAACTTGTTAAAAATTATGGGGGATTGGCGACATTGCCAACCAAATTATTCTTTTTGTTTTATTTATATGTGTCGATGCTATTTTCGGCAATTGTTGTATTTCGGCAATTGAAGTGGTTTAGGTATTCATCTCGCAAAGCATCCCCTCTACTTTATCCAGCAATAAATTCATTTTCTCATTTATCTCAAACATCAATCTGCGATCTTCTGGACTCATTCCTCTAACCACCCCATAAACTCTTTATGCAATCTCTGCTTATTCTCAGCATACCATTTCTCGGCATCTTCATAAGTATAAAACACTTCATATTCAATGCCATCAATAGTTTCATATCCGACTAAATGGCAATCGTTATAATTCATCTCGTCTATTTCGTCTCTCAATCCATTATTATAATATCCTCTTTGAATTTTTATTATTCCCAT